TGTTTCTGATTATGGATCCATCCCGGGATCTTCTAATTATGATGCAACTGGTGACATGACTTATTCTGCTTGGGTCTATCTAGATGCTCTTCCCACGCAACAAGCAGGCATCATAGGTAATTTACAACCAGGAAACTGGAGTAGTGGTTTCTCCATCCAGGTGGTGACAGGCGCAGCTAATGACGCAGATGGGGGCATCCGAATCGCATGTAATAATGCTTTTGGCAATGCTGGTAATAACATCAATGATGATTTTGAAGTTACCAATGGGATCTCCCTTAATGCTTGGCACTTTGTCGCAATGACTAGAGACTCTTCGACAAATACAGCTAGAGCTTATTTTAATGGAGTTGAGATTGGGTCAATGAACAATGCAACTATAGGAAATTCACATACGAGCCTGCCGATCCACATAGGTGTTTTGAAAACCAGCGGATCTTCTTCCGGCAACCGAACAATCGATGGACAAATTCAAGGCGTAAGAATTGAACAAACTCTCAAAAGCGAATCGCTACTACTACAAATTTACAATGCAGGTCCGCAGTAAATAAACAATTTAATGAACTATTTATAACAAAAGGAATCAACAAAATGGCTAAAATTGCAAGAACACCATTCAATGCTGCTCGATGGCTAACAAATTCTTATTCATCTAGCGCTAACATTAGCAGCAAACTTTCGGGCTATTGCTTGTTTGTGACAGCAAACTCTGAAGATGTCACTCTTACAGTGAATTATAAAGATCAAGGATCTTACATGAAAATTATCTTGGAAGAAGCTTGTTCATATGCTTTGAACATTGTCTTACCAGCAATGGAAGGGGTTGCAATTTATGATGATGGTAATGTGGGGGTGTTGTCTCTCGGAGACACTAACGAAACTACATTAACCCTACCAGCAGGTGCGACAGGTGGATCTTACATCGATTTGATTTGTGATGGGACCAAATGGTATGTTCAAGCAATGACTCACGGTGTTGAGTGGTCACAAAGTTAGAAAAAATTAGGAGAATAACATGGCTAGTAATAGACGTAAAATGAAAAGAAGAATGATTAGAGAGCGAGCACTTGCTGCGAAGCAAGCTGCCCTCAAAGCATCAGAAGCAATCTCTGAAGCAGCTGAAGAAGCTGTTGGAAAAGTTGCCGAAGCTGCTGAAGAAGTAAAAGAAGAAGTTGTTGAGATTGCTGAGAAAGTCGAGAAAGCAATCGAAGAAGCAAAAGCTACTGCTGAAGATATTATTGAAGAAGCAAAAGAAGCAGTAGAAGAAGTAAAGGAAAAGAAGACGGCTCGTAAAACAACTCGAAAGAAAACAACTCGCAAATCCTCCAAGAAAAAAGATTAAGTTTGTTTCATTAACCTCCTTACCTCCGGGCGATTGAAGCTCGGGGGTTTCCTTTTATGTTGACTATTTAGTAAGACGGAGGATTTACTATGGCATTCCCAACTTTAACACCAACATCAACAACGTCCGCAATCACCCTACCAGAGGATGGCACGGAAGCAGATGTTGCTGCATCTCTAGCAATCGGTTTTTATTCAACCGATGCTTTTTTATCTGGTGCTGCTTCGCAAGTTGCTTACACACACAAGCGTTTGGGTGGTGATGTCTTAGACATTGAATTAACCGCTAAGAACGTCTATAACCACTATGAGGAAGCATGTTTGGAATACTCTTACATCGTTAACCTACACCAAGCAAGAAACGCCTTAGGGAGCGCCCTAGGCTCTCCAACAGGGTCTTTTGATGAGAAAGGAGCCCTAACCTCAGGCACAGACGTAGCATTAAAATATCCAAAGTTTCAATTTGATTACGCGTTTAAAATCGCAGACAAGTTCTCAACAGAATCAGTTGTTGGAGGAACCACTCCAATCTATTCTGCATCATTTGACATAACTCCTATGGAACAAGACTACGATCTTCAAAAGGTTGTTGAAGATTTAGCCGTAGCCGATGCATCTTTACCTTTTGCTAACGCATTGGGAAGCGAAGATAAGAAATATAGAATTAAGATTCGCCAAATGTTCTATGTGACTCCTCGACAAATGTGGAGATTTTATGGTTACTATGGTGGACTAAACGTTGTTGGTAACTTCCACAACTATGGACAGTATGCTGATGGCTCTACTTTTGAAGTTATCCCTGCTTGGCAAAACAAGTTGCAAGCAATGGCTTATGAGGATCATCTTTACACAAGAACATCTCACTATTCTTACGAGATCATCGACAACAAGCTTAGACTTTATCCAATGCCGGACAGCGTGACTTGTAAAACCTTCTGGTTTAAATTCTCTGTTGACGGTGGAAACCAAGCATTTACCGAGGGAGAGTACGACACAGGCCTCGAAGGTGTTAATAACATGAACACCATGCCGATGGAGAACCTTCCCTACGAAAACATCAACTCAATTGGTAAGCAATGGATTAGACGATTCTCTTTGGCTCTTTCGAAAGAGACTCTCGGACAAATCCGAGGTAAGTTTGGCGGACAAATCCCAATTCCCGGTGATAACGTCACACTTAATGCATCAGATCTACTATCTCAATCCCAAACAGAGCAGCAAAACCTTAGAGAAGAGCTTAACAAGCAACTTGATGAGATGCTCTATGCTAAGTTAGCAGAGACGGATAAGGCAATGGTTGAGAACTCTGATGCAATCGTTGGGAAAACGCCATTAAAGATCTTCGTGGGGTAACATAAATGTCAGAATGGGAAAGACCAACTCAACCACCCTCTCCAATGTTCTTTGGAGAGAAAGAAAAAGACCTCGTTAAGCAGATTAATGACGAAATTATCGAGCGCGTGGTTGGTCAGCAAGTACTTTACTTTCCAATAGATGTGGAGTCAACAGATTTTCACCCTATTTATGGAGAAGCAATCGAGAAAAACTTCTTGCATCCAATCAGAGTGTTCGCTTTAGTTGAGTATCAAGGGGTTGAGACCTCCGACATGGAGAACATCGCTCTCGACAAGGCAACGAAGATCAAAGTAAACTTTCATAAGAGAAGATTGACAGAAGATCAGAACTTGTTTGTCAGAGAAGGTGACTTCGTAAGATTCGGAGAGATCTTTTACGAGATTGTGAAGCTCATTGAGCCAAAAATCCTGTTCGGACAACCTGAATCTAGATTTGAAGTTGGCGCTGAGTGCATAAGAGCAAGAGACGGACTATTCAATGCGGGCTAACAACGAAATTTCACACCCATCAACTCTCGAAAACATCGACACGGCTATTTACCGCTTTGTCGATGAAACTTTAAATCCCCACACCACGACAAATGCCGGTAGAGAAAAGGTTAATGTGCTATGGATGGGGACTGAAAGAACTTTTCAAATCAAGAACAACAAAGAGTTGAGAGACAAAGTTGGAAAGCTTCGCCTACCGTTGATTACCATCTCTAGAGCAAGTGTGTCGAGAGACGACGCATTTAAAGGATCAGTGCAAGCTGCTTACATTGGAGACGGCGAAAGAATAACCATCCGAAAGGTAATCCAACAAGACAAAACACAGAATTTTCAAAACGCTTCTAGGAAGCGTCAGGAAAAGGGTGACGATACAGGGCCCGTTTCCACAAAAAAGATTGTCTATGAGACAATTTCAATCCCAAAACCCACTTATCTGAACTGCATGTTTGAAGTTAACATAAGAACAGAATATCAACAACAGATGAACGAGCTTCTTCCGTTGTTTATGAATAGCATGAAAAATTACTTTCTCGTTGAAAACAACGGCTATCAGTATGAAGCTTTCATCCAAGATGATTATGGCATCAATAGCAACCAAGCAAACCTTGGTCAAGACGAGAGAATGTTTAACTCAAAAGTGCAAATCAAAGTCCTCGGATACATCAATCAAACCAACGGCGAAATCAACGAACCGCTCGTCAAAAGACAAGAGTCAATCGTTGAAGTCAAGATCTCAAGAGAGCGCGTTATCATCGGAGATGATAAGCCTTGGGATAAGAACGGTGAGAAATACCGAGATTTATGACTTTGGGCTTTCAGAAGACTATTTACTAGGAAAAATGAATTTTAAAAAGGAGAGTTTTTAATGCCTACCAAGTTTGACTTTTTGTCTCCAGGAATTGAACTGAGAGAAATCGACCAATCAGCTGTTGCTGCGGTTCCTGAGAATGACGGATTGCTTCTAATCGGCCGTGCCAAAAAGGGCCCTGCAATGAAGCCAATCAAAATTACGTCTTTATCGGACTTCCAAGCTATCTTCGGAACTCCAATGGACGGTGTAAAGCGCGGTGATCCATGGCGCGAAGGAAACACCGGTGGTGGAGGCTGGGCTGCATATGCTGCCGAAGCTTACCTTGCTGCCGATATCGGACCCGTTAAATTTATCCGCTTGGCTGGTGTTCAAGAGGATGGCGTTACTTTAGCTACAGACAAAGCCGGATGGTCTGTCAACCAAAGTTTCAGCTCCACTCCAGCAGATAACGATGGAGCAATGGG